AAACTTTACGACGCGAAAGCGGTTGCCCGGTTTTTGGACGTGTCCGAACGCCGGGTGCGGCAGATGCGCGACGAAAAGGTGATTGCGGAGGTTCGCCCCGGCCTGTATGACCTGATCGACACAAACCGCCGGTATATCAATTATTTGCGGAAGCGAAACCCGGAAAGTGAAGAAACAATAGACTACAACACCGAACGAGCGAAGCTGGTTCGAGCAAAACGGAAAAATGAAGAATACGAATTGCAGTTGAAAGAAAACAAGCTTCATGCGGCGGAGGACATAGAAGCCGTTATGACGGATATGCTTGTAAATTTCAAATCGCGCCTTATGGCGATTCCGTCGAAGCTTGCGCCGGTCCTTTGCAAAAAAACGGACAAGGCCGAAATATTTGCCTTGCTGAAAGACCATATCGACGAAGCCTTGCTGGAACTTTCGGACTTCAAAACGGCGTTCGGGGAAAGGGCGAAGGATGAAGAAAGCGACGGTTGAACTTTTCACGCAGATTTTTTCCGTCCTTGCCCCGCCGCCGGACATGACCGTTTCGGAGTGGGCGGACAAATACCGCCGTCTTTCCTCTGAATCGTCGGCGGAGCCGGGGCGCTGGAGGACTTCAAAAGCCCCATACCAGCGTGAAATTATGGACGCGGTTTGCGATATGCGCGTTCAAAAAATTGTGATTATGTCGGCGGCGCAGATTGGGAAAACCGACGCGCTGATTCTAAACCCTATCGGCTACTATATGCACTATGACCCGTCGCCGATCATGGTAATGCAACCGACAATCCAGATGGCGGAAACGTTCAGCAAAGACCGCCTTTCCCCTATGCTACGGGACACGCCGGTTCTACGGGACCGGGTGAACGACAAGAGCCGGAACAGCGGAAACACGATCTTGCAAAAGATTTTCCCCGGCGGTCATGTCACGATGGTGGGCGCAAATTCCCCGTCGTCCCTTGCTTCCCGTCCGATTCGGATTCTGCTTGCGGACGAAATCGACCGATACCCGGCGACCGCAGGCAATGAGGGCGATCCCCTTTTGCTTGCGGGGAAGCGGCTTGCAACGTTCTGGAATAAGAAAGAGGTTTGCGTAAGCACGCCGACGATCAAGGAAACGTCGAGAATCGCCGTTGAATTTGAGCATAGCACACAGGAAGAATGGAACGTGCCTTGCCCGGTATGCGGCGAATTTACGCCGCTGACATGGGGCAATATTCGGTTTGACAAAAACAACCTTGACGAAATCGGGCATTATTGCCCGGCCTGCAAAAAGATTTCAAGTGAAATCGAGTGGAAAGAGCAATCACAAAAGGGGAAATTCGTTGCGAAATATCCTGATCGAAAGGTCCGGGGCTTTCACCTGAACGCCCTTGCTTCCCTGTTTGTAGAATGGCGGGAAGTCGTCGAAAAGTTTCTAAACGCGAACGAAGAGAAGAAAAAAGGCAATATTGAACTTCTGAAAGCGTGGACCAATACCGAAATGGGGGAAACGTGGGAGGAAGAGGGACAGCAGATCGACACCGACGATCTTTACGACCGGCGGGAGGAATACGGGTGCGAGGTCCCGGAGGAAGTGCTGGTGCTGACCGCAGGCGTTGACGTGCAAGACGATAGATTTGAAATCGAGGTTGTCGGCTGGGGCGTAGACAAGGAAAGCTGGGGGATTCGGTATCAGGTCATTTACGGCGACCTGAAACGCCAGCCGGTATGGAACGAACTTGACGCATTTCTTTCGCAGACATTCACGACAGCGGACGGGCGGCGGCTGAAAATCATTTGCGCTTGCGTCGATTCCGGCGGACACTTCACGACAAACGTTTACCGATTCTGCAAGGAACGGACGGCGCGCCGCGTGTTTGCGATCAAGGGCAAGGGCGGCGCGGAGGTCCCCTATTTCGGCAGACCGTCAACGTCAAATATCGTAAAAGCCCCCCTTTTCACCGTGGGCGTTGATACAGGCAAGGCGCTATTGTATCAGCGGCTGGCGGTGAAAAAATGGGGGCCGAATTTTTGCCATTTTCCGGCGGAAGAGGGCCGCGGCTATACGGAAGAATATTTCCGGGGCCTGACCGCTGAAAAAATGGTTGTCACCTACAAGAAAGGCCGGGCGCAATACGTCTGGCGGCTGAAAGACGACGGGTATAAACGCAATGAGCCGTTAGACATTCGGAACTATGCGACCGTCGCGCTGGAAATCGCAAATCCGATCTTGAAGAAGCCGGAGCGGGACACCGCCGCCGCGCCGGTCAAAAAGCGCGGCAGGCGGTCACGGACGAACGGGGGAATTGCTTAAATGAGAAAACAGAAAACGCAAATCGAAATCGCGCGCCACCACCTGAACGCATGGCTGGAAGCCGAATTGGAGTTGACGACACATCAAAGCTATAAGATCGGTTCGCGGAGCCTGACAAAAGCGGACCTTGGGGAAATCAGGAAGCAAATTGAATTCTGGCAGAACCGGGTGGCGCAGTTGGAGAACGCGGAGAAGCGCGGCGGCAGGAACCGCGTTGTCCGGGTTGTTCCGCGGGACCTGTAAAGGCGGTGAAGCGGTTTGAATGTGCTTGACAGAATGATTTCCGTCGTGTCGCCGGAACGGGGGGTTCGGCGGCTGGCGGCGCGGCAAAAGCTGAAAATTCTTGACAGCGGTTACGGGAATTACGGCGCGTCGCATACCAAAAAATCACTTTTGGGCTGGCTTTACGGCGGAGGGTCCGCAAAAGAGGATATACAAGAGAATCTTTCAACACTCCGCCAGCGTTGCCGCGATCTTTACATGGGCGTTCCCCTTGCGACCGGCGCATTGAAAACGTGTCGAACAAACGTCGTCGGGTCCGGCCTACGGCTGAAAAGTCAAATCGACTATGAATTTTTGGGAATGTCGGAGGAAGAAGCCCGCGACCTTGAAAGCAAGATCGAGCGGGAATTTGCTTTGTGGGCGGATTCTCCCGCGTGCGATTTGGAGCGGCTGGACAATTTTTACGAACTCCAGCAGCTTGCTTTTTTGAATTGGCTTATGAGCGGCGACGTTATCGCAACATTGCCCGTCACGCGGCGGGTAAATATGCCCTATGACCTCCGAATTTGCCTGATTGAAGCGGACAGGTTGAGCAACCCGGGCGGGGACACAAGCGACCCGCACATTGTCGGCGGCGTTGAGACAAACGACGCGGGGGAGGTTGTCGCATACCATATCAGCAAACACCACCCATTGTCCTATGACCTGACAGAAACCGGGTGGACGCGGGTTAAAGCATGGGGCGAAAAGACCGGGCGGCGGAACGTGCTTCACGTCATGAACCGCGAGAGAATCGGACAGCGGCGGGGCGTTCCGTTCCTTGCGCCGGTAATTGAAGCCCTGAAACAGTTGGGGCGCTACACCGACGCGGAACTTGTCGCCGCCGTGGTTTCGGGTATGTTTACCGTGTTTATCGAAAAGGAATCCGCGTCAACCGACGGGGCCTTTGGCGAAATCGTCCCGGAAGAAGAACAGGTAGACGCGGGGGACGACAGCACGATTGAACTTGCCCCTGGCGCGATTGTGGACTTAGGCGAGGGAGAAAAAGCCCACGACATGAACCCCGGCAGGCCGAACACGGCTTTTGAAGGGTTCGTTGTTGCTATTTGTCGGCAGATCGGCGCGGCCCTTGAAATTCCCTATGAACTGCTGGTGAAGTGCTTCAATTCGTCGTTCACCGCTTCCCGCGGCGCGCTTTTGGAAGCGTGGAAAATGTTTCGTATGTATCGAAACTGGCTGGCGGATGATTTTTGCCAGCCGATTTATGAAGAATGGTTCGCGGAAGCCGTCGCAAAGGGAAGAATTCCCGCGCCCGGCTTTTTTGCTGACCCGATCATTCAGAAAGCCTATTGCGCGGCAGAGTGGAACGGCCCGGCGCAGGGGCTTTTGAATCCCGTTCAAGAGGTAGAAGCGGCGGAAAAGCGGGTTGTAAACGGCTTTTCAACCCGCGACCGTGAAGCTATGGAAATGAACGGGTCCGACTTCTACCGGAACGCCGCGCAAAGGAAGCGGGAAGAAAAATTGTTAAGGGAGGTAAACGAGGATGGCAGACAGGAACCCGGCGGGAAAGAAGCCGGTCAATAAACACTTTTGGACGTTCCGGGCCGCGGCGGAGGAAAGCGCCGCCCCGGAACTGATTCTTTACGGCGATATTGCTTCCGAAACGTGGTGGGGGGATGAAGTGACCCCGCGGCAGTTTTCGGACGAACTGAACGCGCTGGGGGCGGTTGCTGAAATCGTCGTGCGTATCAACAGCGGCGGCGGCGACGTATTCGCCGCAAATGCAATTTATACCCGCCTGAAAGACAACAAAGCGAAAATTATAGTCAAGATCGACGGCTGGGCCGGGTCCGCCGCGACAATTATTGCAATGGCGGGCGACGTGATCGAGATTCCGGGCAACGGCGTTTTTATGGTCCATGACCCCAAAATGGGCGCAATGGGCTATTTCAGCGCGGAGGACTTCAAAAAGGCCGCGGAAGAACTGAACGTAATTAAACAATCTATTATAAACGGCTATGCCCTGAAAACCGGAAAATCGACGGAAGAAATTTCCGCGATTATGTCGGCGGAAACGTGGTACGACGGGAAACAGGCCGTTGACGCGGGATTTTGTGACCGGCTTATGTTCGAGGACGCAAAGACAAGCGTTGAAAATATGGGAAAGGTTGTTGTGAACAGCGTTTCAATGGACCTTGAACGATTCCCGAATTTATCCGTTTCGTTGTTAAACCGCCTGACGGCCAGCGCGTCCGGCGGTTTTTCAAATACCAAAAATCCAACAGAGCAGAAAAGGAGCGAAGAAGTCATGGACGGAATCAAAGATATTAAGACCCCGGAGGGATTGCGGGCGGCGTTCCCCGATTTGGTAAAGCAGATCGAGGACGCGGCGACCGCCGCGGAGCGCAAGCGGATTCAGGACATCGAGGGCGTGGCGCTGGCGGGATTTGAAACCATTGTGAACGCCGCAAAGTTTGAAAAGCCTGTTTCCGCCGGAGACGTTGCGACGCAGATTGTCGCGGCGCAGAAGAAGCAGAGCGCGGACTATATCGCCGCCCGAAATGACGACGCGCAGGACAGCGGCGCGGGCGACGTGGGAACCGGCGGAAAGATCGAGGGCGCGGCAGGCGGCGGCGGGACAAGCGAGATCGACGCGGCGATTGACCGGCTTTTCCCTGAAACGAAGTAAAGGAGGAAACGACCATGTATGAAATCAAGCGCGACGAACTGACCCGCAAGAATTTCTTTGCGGGTGACTTCCCCATTGCAAAGGAAGTGGGAGAGGTTGCCGACGGCGAAACCGTGCGGCAGTACGCCCCGGTTATCAAGACCGCCGACGGGTTCAAGGAAGCGACAGCGGACGGGATGGGCGACCTGTACGGAATCGCCGCGGACGATTCCACAGACGGCGGCGTTGTCTGTATGCTGACCGGCGAATTTTTCGCCGATGGGCTGACCTTGCCGGAGGGTGTGACAGCGGAAGCCCTGAAACCCGCTTTCCGCAAGCTGGGAATCTTTTTGAAGTAAAGGGAGGAAAAAGAAATGGCTATTGAAACCGATATTTACACCCCGCGCACGTTGGGGAAGCTGGTTCGCCGGTTGCCGCCGGTTCGGACGTTCTTCCTTGACACGTTCTTTCGGACGAAAAAGACGTTCGACACGAAGAGCGTTGAAGTGGATTTCAAAAAGGGCGGGCGCGCCCTTGCCCCGTTCGTCCACCCGAAAGTGGGCGGAAAGACCATTCCGAACGCGGGCTATCAGACTGTAAGTTATACCCCGGCGCTGGTTGCCCCGAACAAAATTACCACCGTGGACGATCTGCTGGAGCGCGCGCCGGGCGAAAACCCATATAGCGGCAGAAAACCCGCCGACCGCGCCGTTGAGAAGCTGGCGGAGGATTTGCGGGAACTGAAAGAAATGATCGTTCGCCGCCGGGAGTGGATGGCGGCAACCGCGATCTTTACCGGGCAGATTCCCATTAGCGGCGAGGGCCTGAACGAAGTGATCGACTTTGAGTTTACCAACGTCGAAACTATCGTGACCGCCGCGCTGAAATGGAGCGCGCCCACGTCCCACCCGATGGCGGACATTGAGCGATGGCGCAAAAAGGTTCAGAAAACCGGGTTCGTGAACTGTAATATTTGTATCATGGCAAGCGACGTTTCCGCGGCCTTTATCAACCACCCGGAGGTCAAGGAACTTCTGGACGTGGATGGTTACGACCTTGCGGCAATCAAGCCGCGGGAACTGCCCGACGGGTCCACCTACATCGGAACTATTCGGAAATTGGCGCTGGATATTTACGAATACAACGAATGGTATCTTGACGACTGGACCAATCCCGAAGCCCCGGACGAATACCCGCTTGTTCCTGACGGAGCGCTGGCGCTTTTGTCCACGCGGGCGGACTACTCCGAGTATTACGGCGGAATCACTTTGATTCCCGAAGAGGGGAAAAAGTTTATCACAGTAGAGGGCGATATGGTCCCGCAGTCATGGGTGGAGCGCCGCCCGGACCGCCGCTTTTTGCAGATCAACAGCAAACCACTTCCCGTTCCCCATGAGGTCAACAGTTGGTTTGTCGCCCACGTGCTGTAATGCTGAACTTCAAAGCACAGCTTGACCGGGACTTGGAAACCGTATTTCACAACAGCGCG